GCATCCGGTCAACGTCACGTCCAGCCATGCGACACCGTGCCGGGTCAGTGCGTTCGTCCACGCTTCGATGAACGTCCGGTATGGAAGGGCCGGGTCTGGTCGGCGCAGAATGGGCGGTGACGGGTCCAGCCGGCGTACACCGTCGTGTGCGACCATCGGCAACGTGGCGGACACGTCGGCCAGTAGTTGCCGGCCGGCTACGACGGTCGGCAGTTCGAAGATGTCCACCGCGGCCAGCCGGTCGGCGGCAATCTGGTACGCGTTGCGTGCCCGGGCCGGTTCCGATTGTGCGCCGAACAGTCGGGTCAGCCACGTTGCCATCGGGCGCGCAGTGTTGGGTAACTGGTCGGGCCGGTCAAGTCATCCGATACCGGGCGCCACGTCGTACAGCAGCGGGTGCACGTACCGTGCGTGGCCGGCAGCGATCAGCGGTGACACGTCGGTGTCACTGTTGCGCCGGCCCCACGCCCACGACCCATCTCCAATCTGGCGGCGGCGTGCGTCGGACACAGCCCGGTCTAGTGCCGGGTGTGGCACGTGACGCAGCGATGACGTGGCGACAGCTTCCACCAGTTGCGCAGCCGCGGCGGTGATATCGCGTAGCTGCAGTTCGGTGACCGGCACACCTGCGGCCAGCAGCGGTGCGAGCAGGACACCGGCCGGTGACCCGGGGTCGAGTCCGACCGCGTGCACCTGGTACCGGTCCACCAGTTCGATGATTCGGGCCGGCGCCCACCCGGTGCCGGCGCGGTGGTCCACCAGTTCCACGATCGGCACACCATCAGCCCAGACGCACGCGGCGATTGCGGTGGCTGTCTGGTCGGGTGCACAGTCCACGGCCAGCGTCAGGATCCCGACCCGGTCCGGTTGCGGCACCGCGAGGCTGTGCCACACGTCCACGTCCAGCGGTGACGTGGCGACCGTGTGCCGGTCGGTCACGTTCAGATAGATACGCACGAACTGGTCAGGGTCCGTTGCCCATTCATCGCGTAGCCAGTCCATCGAAATCGTGCCGTGCGGGTTGGCCGGTGAACGCACGGCCGGGTGCGCAGCCTGCCAGAGTGCCGGGTCTGCCAGGTCCAGCCCGGGTGCGTCGGCTGACCATTCCAGGTGACAGACACCGGTGCCGGTGTCGGCGCGTACGGCGTCGCGGCCACGGTCCAGCCAGTACAGCCACCAGGTGCTATCGGCGTCACCCGCTGCGGACAGGATCCACTGCTGTGCACCGGGCCGGGTTGCCATCAGCGGGCGGGCGGCTATCTGCAGTTCATTGCCACGGGCGAGGCTGTGTGACCACGCTTCATCGAACATGATCAGGTCACCGGCTTGTCCGTGCAGCGCGGTCGGTGTCGGTGCGAACAGTCGGACCATGCTGTTGCGGTCCGGTATCAAGATGGCTTCCGACCCGTTCGACTGACGGGCAGACAGTCGGGCACCGAGCGGTGACGCGAGCAGGGCCGGTAGCCAGTCGTCACGCAGCGTCATCGCTGCATCGGATCGTGACTGTGCGGTGTACCACCCGCGACGGTTCCGGCCGGTGACACCGGTGGTCAGTTGTCGAACGACGGTCAGCAGTGACTTACCGGCGCGCCGGCCCACCGACACGACCACCGTGTTGTAGGCGTGGACCAGTTCGCCGGTGTCAGGGTCCGGTATCAGTTCGCCGGCCACGTCCAGCGCGTGCTGTTGCCACGGCATCAGCCTGACCCGCAACCGGCGTGCCACGACTGCAGCCTGCGCGCCGGTGGTCGGTCGTTCAGGTCTGCGCGGAGTCGAGTAGAGCGGCGTCAAGGTCGGCGTCCAGTTCCGCGAACGGGTCCAGGGTCGGTACGTTCGGGCGGAGCTCGCGGAGCAGGTCCAGTTGCACCCGGGCCAGCGTGCCGATCGTGTGCTCCGATCGGTCACGGTCGGACTCCAACCGGTCGAGTGACGCGGCCAGGTCACGTGCCAGGGTGATCAGCGCGGCGGTGTGGTCGTCGTACGACCCGATGCCACGCAACATTGACGCAAGTTTGTCAACGGACCGTTGATTCCGACCGCGCGGGGTCGAACCCGACGAAATCCCGGGCAATGTCGGCTGTTTGCGTGCCATCAGCCCAGTTACTTGTAACTGACAGGCCCAGCCGGTCGGGGTCGGGGGAGAGATGACGCAGGCGTGGGGTCCGGACGGGTGCCGGCCTCAAAGAAACGGGTCAGTCTTTGTTGCGTCGGACCACGTCGAACACGCGCAACACGACGAACACACCGAGCAGGACACCGAGTACGAACGCACCGCTGTGCGTCATGGACCCGACGTATTGCAGGTCGGTCGCCACTCATCGCGCGATCGGTAGTTCTGGCTGGTACACCGAGACACCAGCGACGGTGTACCGGTAGCCACCGGCCGGCCGGGTGCGTTGCCGGTACTCACGCTGGTAGCCGGTGTTCGCTGCGCGACAGGTGGAACAGCGGCACCCGGTCTGGTACCGGCGCCGGTCACCGTGGCTGTGCACCGTCCCCACGGGTGCAATCGTACTCTGCGGGTATGGCAGACCCGGTGTACCGAGGCAGGTGGGCGCAGGTGCGCCGGCACGTACTGGACCGTGACGGTTGGGTCTGCCAGTTGTGCGGTGCACCTATCGACCCGCACGCACGGCCACGGTCGGCCATGTCAGCCAGCGTTGACCACGTCGTACCGGCGTCGGCCGGTGGGGACTGGTGGGAACCTGGCAACCTGCGCGCTGCGCACCTGGTGTGCAACAGCGTCAGGGCCAACCGGTCACGGTCACGGCCGGCACCACGGCGCAGGTACGACCCGCCGCGTGCGTGGTGATCAATCCCACACAGCCCGGGCCGCGGCGGGCAGGGTCGGTGGTGGTGGTGTCACACAGTGCGATGAACGTACCACTCCGATCAGTTGCGCATCGTTGACGGTGACACGTCGGACACCGGCCGCGGTCAATACCTGGTCTGCGTGCCCGTCGAACACGTGCGCCAGTTCCGTACCTGTCCAGGTGTACGCAGTCCAGTCGGGTGTACCGGGCCGGTGGTCGAGTGCGATCATGCTGTCTTCTCCCATCTGCGGTGGCTGTGTGCCCCAGTTGAGCACGTCACCCCGAAACCGGTCCATGTTCCATGATCCGGCATCAGCCCACGGTGACGGCCCAGCAGGGTCCGTCTTGCGGTTCGTCCACTCATGGTGGGCACGCACGTGCCCTACCGGTATCGCGTACGCAGCGCACAACGTCGCGCACAACGCCACATAGGCGTCACACTGCACAGCCGGCCACCGTTCACCGGTGCCCGTGTTGCCGGCTTCGATGCCGATGGCATGTGCGTTCATCTGGTCGGCCGGCACCGGCCTACCCCACGCAACCGACGACCCTTCACCGTTCGTGTTGGTCGGGCCGGCTGCGCACACGGTGACGTGACCGGCCCGTGACAGGTACAGGTTCGCGATCGGTGCAGTGTGCGACCCGTGGCAGATGTAGTGCACGTCCCGGGCGCCGTCGTTCGACGGTGGGCTTGCGGTGTGGTGCACCATGACGTGATTGGGCAGGCCCGGTGCGTACGGTCGGCCACCGGCCCGGGCACGTGTGCGCCATCCATCGGCTTCGAACACGACCAGCCCAGCCGAACGGCACACGTCGGCCAGGTCCAACAGCATCATGCGCGGGCATCCTGACACACGGGTGTCACACAGTTGTGTGCGTGGCACAGCGGTGCACGCTCCGTGCGGGTCCACCAGCCGACCCACCCGCACTGCGGGCACTTCCACCAGTACCGACCCGGCCGGCCACCAGCCGGCACACCGACACCACCCGGGCACCGTGTCCAACCGTGCGGTGCGCTCACGCTGTTTGGCTGTCCATGAGACATACAGGGCAGTCACCATCAGGTGTGCGCCAGCGGTGTGCGCAGGGTCCAGACTCATCAATCACCCCGGCCGGCGCAGCGATGACGTTGCGTTGTGCTGTTGACCGTGTGCCCCTTTCTATTGACCTTTCTTGACCTTTACGGCGCGCAGCAGTGCGCGGGGTGTCCGCGCACTGGTGCGCGGGGTCCGCGCCCGGGTGCGCGGGGTCGGTCTCACCCTGGCGCGCAGCAGTGCGCGAGGTTGTGGATAACTCCACGACGATCAGCGTGGACCTACCCGGCCGGTGCTGCAGGGCCAGCAGACCGGCCGCGGACAGCCGGCGCAGACACCTGCGCACACTGCCAGGATCCATGCCGGCTGTCTCCGCTATGCGTTCAGCAGACGGCCACGCCCGGTGCGTCATCTGGTCGGCGTACGTGGCGACAGTGAGCGCAACGCAACGGTCCGCAATGGTCAATTGCGGGTGGAGCGCGAGCACGTCACGGATCCACACCGACGCGTGCGCGCTCACACCTGACCCGCTGACGGGTGTGTCGTG